TTAAATGCATCCAGATCATCAGTAGTAGCCTTTCCAAATGCATCAACTATCCTATCCCATGCATATATGCATCCAGACCCACTATTGAGTGTGCCCCCTTGCTTTACTAGCCATTTTTCGCTACATCCTGCTCCAAACTCACCATTTGGATCATATTTCTTCATATGATATGTGCCAGGCATCCTTAATACTCTGCACAAATCTCTTGCATTTGGATCTGATCCATATCCAACTACCATACGCATCATTACAGATTCCCATTCATCGAGGTCATCTGTCTCTGTGAGCCAGTAATAATGGAATTTCCCCTTAGATGATTCGATCACTATGCTAGGTTCAAGTGGCCATTCTCTCCGCGGGTTTCTGTCCCCACGCGCAGTATCATCTTCGCACCATACCGCGCGGCAGCCAGTGACCATCTTCTTAGTCCTCTTTCTCCCCCTATCTGAATCCAACTTAGGATCCAGTCTATTAACTGCGAAGAATATGCCACACCCCTGATTATTAGCGCTCTTTATCTGTTCCCATGCCTTATCTACTCCCATTGTAGTATGCCATCCGTGGTATCCAACTCTATCCTTTCTCTTCTTTTGATCATTAAAGGCGGCGATGATTACCTTCTCTCCCTCGCGGTAGAAGTGCCCAAGGAACTCTTTTGCCATCGCAATATTTTGCTCAGCCATCTGTATTTATCCTTATCTATGGTCAATAGTAGGTGATTCATTGATACTTTTAGCGCAAATTAATAGTATAACCCCTTTATTCTACCAAGTCTAATTAATTCTATTTATCGCCCTATAAAATATTTTTATTAGACTTCTCAAATTTTCTATTTTATAATATAGGCTCTTAGGGCGAAAACGGGAATATCTTATGGCGATAGATTCTAAGAATGAGCACTTGCTTCACCTTCGTGAGTCTATATGCGGAGCAACCCAGTATCCCAGGCCATGGGTCAGAACAGGGTCTAAGGATGGCAAACAGCTTTGGAGACACGCGACAGACGCAGAAATCCAAGCCTGCATTAAAGAGAACGATACAGTTCATCTTTCCTACTAACATCGGAGATACACCATGTACGAATTTGAAAGCTGGATCGAGATTAATGGCGTAGAATTTGAATGCAAAATTTGGTTTAATTATGAGCCAGAAATCAAGGGTAAGATCAACTGCCTCCCTGAAGATGCTGAAGAATCAAGGGATGCAGAGATTGTGGTTTGTAGGCTCATAATCTATTCATCTGAGCCCAATGCTCTATTGCAAGACATGTTTCGCGAGATTGATTTAACTCATCTTCTTTTCAATGAGGAGTTCTGCGATACAGTCGAGGCTCTGTGCTGGGAAGAAATGGAGGATGACCAATGAACAAACCACTTCCTGAGCTTTTGCAAGATTACTTGGATCTCCTTGCCCTTATCAAAAAACTGAAGGATAGGGAAGCGGAGATGAACGCCACCATCGCGAATCTTATTCCGGCTGCGCCGAATAAGGATGATGGTACAACTACTTCTAACATTGATAACGAGTTCGATGTCAAGATCAAACGGGCCTATAACTATAGGTTTGACAAAAAAGAGCTTGCCAATGTGCAAGATCTCTTAACGGATGAAGAAATGGCTTGTGTTAATCGCAACCCAACTTTATCCCTTAGCAAGTACAAGAATTGCGAGCATCCAACTCTAGACCAGGCGCTGATTGTTACACCTGCGAAGCCAAAGATCATCATCACACATGTTGATCTTAATACAGAGATAGAATAATGCGTAACCCTAGCCATTCCGTGGGGATAATAACGGTTTGCCACCTTCAACACCATGAAGATGGGTTAGCAGCATGAGCGGTGTGAACTCCGGTGCTAGGAACTCGTTGCCTAGTAAACCAACGCATCCACTGTGATCATGCCGATTGGCTACCGTAAGTAGCCACTACTTAATAATCATTTAAATAAATTCATTCGATTAGGTGTAATTAAAAATGGTTAGCATAACATCCACCGCACGCCACGCAGATTTTGTTAAAGTAGTAGTATATGGCAAATCTGGTTCAGGAAAGACAACCCTAGCAGGTACTGCTCCTGATCCAATAATTATATCCGCGGAAGGAGGGCTCATGGCTCTTGCTGATAAGGATATTCCATCCATTGCAGTCAAATATCTTCACGATCTGGACGATGCATACGATCTTGTAATTAACTCAGATCACAAAACAGTTTGTCTTGATTCTCTTTCGGAGATCGCGGAGGTAGTTCTCTCATATGAGAAGGCGAATAATAAAGATGGCAGAGCTGCTTATGGCAAGACGAATGATGTCATCTTTCGCAAGATACGGAAATTCAGAGATATACAGGACAAGCATGTCTATTGCACTGCAAAATTGATGAATGATGACGATGGCAATTACATGCCTTCGATGCCAGGGAAGAGGATGACGAACGAGGTTCCCTATTTCTTCGATCTAGTCATGGTCTTGCGCATAGGCGAAGATGAAGAAGGCGATAATTACCGCTATCTTCAAACTCAGCCAGATATTAAGTATGTAGCAAAAGACAGATCTGGCAAACTCAATTCAATTGAGCGTCCAGATTTAACCCTGATCTTTAATAAGATCATTAGTTCTAATCAACCAAAACCAGAGGATGATTATGCGGAATGATGACCAGCGTCTCCCACACACACCATATTTGAATAACTCGAATGATGAGCTAATCAATATGGCTGATAATTCTACGTCTCAATTGGCTATTGAGCTTGCAAAAAGATTGGAGGCAGCACTATCAGAAAATGAAGAGCTTATTAGTGAAAATGATGATCTTGAGGATGAGACTTTCAAATTACATGAGGAACTGACAAATGGCTGAATTACCAAGTGCATTTAATTCTGAAGAAGTTGATGATGATTTTGACGTCATCCCCGCGGGCAAGTATGTCGCAGAGATTGTCAAATCTGAAATGAGAGAAACCAAGGCTAAAACTGGCCAATTTCTCTTCTTGCAAATGAAGATTCTAAAGGGTGATCATAAGGGGCGCGTCTTATTTGATCGCCTGAATCTTGTTAACCCAAATGAAACCGCGGTAGAGATTGCCAGGAAAACGCTCAAGCGCATCTGTGACGCAGTTGGCAAGAAGAAGATCACAGATTCCAAGGTTTTGCATGACACCCCTATGAATGTCCAGGTCTCTATCAAACCAGCAGATGACAACTGGCCTGCTGGAAATGAGATCAAGGGCTACTACAAGATTGATGGTAACTCTCAGTCTGCTTCTAATGCCAATCCATTCAAAGATTAGCATATCCCAACAAATGCACAGGGATGTGCTAAACCGGAGTTTTCAATTATGAAATATTTACCGATTATTGGCAGGATCATCATGGGTATTTTCCTAGTCCTTCTGACCATACTTGCCTTTATGGCCCATGTTGGCGCACCAAGGAGTGAGCAGTAATGGCTGAACTTCCTATTGATTACAACACCGCTGAATATAAGCTGAATATTTCAAGTGTTAAAGAGAATCATGATCGCCCATATTTTGGGATGTCATATCTTGGCTCAAATTGCACAAGATCAATTCAATATGCAATGCGCCTTGCCTATCCGCGGGTGCTTGATGCAAATCAGCATCGCACATTCAATATTGGTATATATCTTGAGAATCTATTTTATGATGAACTGAGGCGCATCGGCATCTTTGTTACTGATAAGCAAAGCGAGGTTATCGGCTTCGCGGGTCATTGGCTTGGCCATATTGATGGGATTGCATCTAATATACCAGAGTCGCCAGCAACCCATCATCTATTAGAGTTAAAAACTCATAATGATGCCATGTTTAAAAAGTTAGTTAAAGATGGGGTCCATGATGGATTCTTATCTCATTATAAACAGATGCAAAGATATATGGCTGGCCTTAAACTCAAACGTGGGCTATATGTTGCGCTCAATAAGAATACAAGCCAAATTTATGTTGAGAGAATTTATCATAACAAAGAGATTCAAAATGACCTAATCTCTCTTGAAAAGGATTTGATTTGGCAAGAGGATCTCTTTCCGCGGATTGGAAACGATAGTCCAGCATGGTTCGAATGCAAAATGTGTCTTGCCAAGCGTGTATGCTTTAATCATGGGTCTATTTCTAAGAATTGCAGAACATGTGCTTATTCAAATATGGAGATGGGTGGCAAATGGTCTTGTGGATTCAGAGAAAAAGCATTAACTTTTGCAGAGCAAAAGGATGGCTGTGAGGAATATACTCGCAGAGATATGTTCAATACTGGAGATTAAAAGATGGCAGCAAAAAGATCCATATTATTCAAAAATGACGAGACAATAGCAGATCGAAAAGTTGTACATCTTGCTAACCTTGATGAGAATGATGTCCGTAATTCAATATATCTTGTTGAATATATTGAGTGCAAGCATAAAATACAGCAAAAGCATAGAACATTAGTAGAAATCAAAAACAAAAAATTTAGTCTTCATGGCTATTGCCCACGATGCAAGCGTGAAAAAACAGCAATGAGAAAAAGAGAGCTGGACGTAGCCAGAAATGAGCGTCTTGCTGAATTGGCAAAGACAAATTCATTAAGTGAAGACCATTTGCTTGAACAAAAATTTTGGCCAGTACCAGTGGCAAACAATGATTGATTTCATAAAACGCAAATATATTAAGTGGAAGTATACCATTATTAGCCTTGACAACTATGTTAATTTGATAAACAGAAAAGCCTCAATAGAAAACGAATTGATGCAGTGCTATAAAGGCAATGCGCCATTGCCAGATGAAAAGAAGTGCTTTGAATGGGCCATTCGTCTTGGCGCATCACAGAAATATTGGCCAGATTGGGTAAAAGAGGAGATGAAGCGCTAATGATTGATGAAAGAGAAGATATAATTATTGTTGATCACCTATCTAAACAACAATGCCCAGAGTGCAAAAGATATGCAGAAATAGAAATAGGGCAAGATCCTGGTGGTGATGAACGATGGGAGTTATACTGCCATGAATGCGATAAGTTATTTGTAGAGGAATTCTTCTAATGTTTGACGAAAGAGAATACCAGAACCTTGCAATTAGCAAGACGTTTGAGTACATGGTTGCCAATCCAAAGTCGCATCCTCTAGTTGCGATGCCTACTGGGAGTGGTAAGACAGCCGTACTCTCAAAAATCATTGATCAGGCGATTAAGAACTATGGTGTAAATGTTCTGGTAATCTCTCATGTCAAAGAAATCATTGAGCAAGACACCATTGCTCTTCAAAATAGCATAGATGGCATCCCAATCAGCGTCTTCTCCGCGGGGATGAAACGGCGTGAGATAGGTAAAATTACAGTTGCATCTATTCAGACAATTTATAAGAGCCCAGAACTATTCCAAGATTTCCGATTCATCATTATTGATGAGTGCCATCTCATCCCGCCTAATGGGACGAGCATGTACCGTCAATTTCTTTCTAATCTTCATAGCAACGCTAGATATTTTGGATTGACTGCAACTCCATATCGACTTGGCACTGGATATATCTGGGGTGGAGAAGATTCCATCTTTGATGAGCTGATTTATGACATTACATCAAAAGATAAGTTTGTTGATCTCATCAATAATGGGTATCTTTGCCCGATTCGGCCATATGCGCCCAAAGTAGAACTCAATACTGAGAATATCCGCGTGGCAGGTGGCGAATTTATTGAAAAAGATATGGCCCTTGCCTTTGATAGAGAGGCAATTACAGATGCAATTGTTCAGGAATCATTGCGATTCATTGAAAGGGCCAAGAAAGCTCTGATTTTTGCAATTGATATTAAGCACGCTGAACATATTGCAACAGAATTAGTCATGAAAGGCGTGCGTGCGTTCCCAGTCCATTCTAAGATGGAAGAAGACCGTGCATCTATAATCCGTAAGTTCAAGGCTGGTAAATATGACGCTATAGTCAATGTAAATATCCTAACAACCGGGTTTGATGACCCAGAAATTGATCTGATTATACTGATCCGCCCCACGCGGTCGCCTGTATTGCATGTTCAGATGATTGGCCGTGGGCTTCGTGTTGCACCAGGAAAGGATGAGTGTGTAGTTCTGGATTTTGCTGGCAACACCAAGCGTCTTGGCCCCATTAATGACATGGTCATAAAGAAAAAGACTCCGCGAGAAGGTGGCGGGGAGCCAATGGTAAAGACTTGCCCTGATTGTCAGACTATGTGCCATCTCTCCGCGCGGAAGTGTGACCACTGTGACTACATTTTCCCGATAAATCATAATTTATCAACTCAGGCCGATACTCAGCAAATAATTGCGACAGATAGGTCCATAGAGCATACCGTTACTGAGATAAGATATAAGATCCATAATAAGAAAAACTCGCCGCCGTCAATGAAAGTTGAGTATCAATGTGGCCTTCGCACATTCAATGAGTGGATTTGCATTCAACACCATGGCTATGCACGAGCATATGCTAGGAATTGGGTCAAGGTCCGTCTTGAGAAATCTCCAAATCCGCCAGGCAACGAAGATATTATTAATGATATGCTGACCAAAGTGGATATTTTGAATGAATATAGCCATCTTTTGGCAAAACCAAAGATGATTGCTGTAAAAGAGAGCGGGAAGTATCCGAATATCATCCGATATATTTTTTAAATAGGGGGTATAAAGAAATTCTATTAGACTATAGCTAAAAATTCGATATAATTAAGGCTCCTTTAGGGGATTCTTTAAGCAATAATCTGGAGATTTAAAATATGAACGATCAAGTTGAAGTTGCAACTGGCGATCTTGACACCACGCAAGATGATGCCGTAGAAGAAAGCCCAGTTTCTGAAGCCGAACAGCCGATTTATGATTCCTTCGTTGCAGCTATTGGTGCAGATAAGGATGACGATGACATCAAGCTGGCGATGATCAAGGCTGGTGCGAAGTTTAGCAATGTTACTCGCCTATTTAACCAATATGCGGTAATTGAAGGCTTGGTTATGTCCAAAGAGGACAAGGCTGAGATCGTTGGTGATGCCATTGAGACAAACGACGTCTCTGATCCTGAAGGCTTCAAGGCCGCAGTGGCCTATATCGTCGATAATGGCACCAATATTGATGATAAGCAGGCTGCTTCAGCCGTTCGCGCTGCGTGCAAGAAGGGTGAGAAAGATGTTTACAAGGCTCCTCGTGGCGCTGGCGGCCGTAAGCATATCATTGATGACATCATCGCCGAACTCGTTGCCAATCCCAGCATGGATAAGGAGACCATGACGAAATACATCGATGAGCATGGCAACAAGACTGCGAAGTCTTGGGAGCACTTCTATCAGAAGATCCGTGGCGGCTTCAACAAGATTGTTGCCTAATAACACCCAAAACCAATAATGAGAAGGGCGGCAGAAATGCCGCCCTTTTAAACCATGAAAGATAAGCGTTCTGTTCCAGATAGGCTTAAATCGGCTGCTGTTTTGTATGAAGAGAGAAATGCGATGTATGGCAACGCATACAGATCTGTTGGTTACGCAATGCACGCCATGTTTCCAAATGGAATTGAGTTGACCACCGTTAAGGATTTCAACAGATTTGGCTGCTTTCATACTATGGTATCTAAGATGTGCAGATATTCCAATACTTTCCACCTTGGCGGCCACGCGGATTCTATGGATGATATTAGCGTCTATGCCGCTATGATTCAGGAGCTTGACAATGAATGAGACTTTGAAAGAGACCATTGACGCATTTGCAATTCCATGTGATGATCCAAATTATAGCTGGTTCATTGAAGGACTGAATTGGCCAAAATTAAAGTATTGGGAAGGAAAATATGATCATCTTATGGAGTTCTCAACTCTTTCTGCACCAAGTCTTCACTTTATTGAACAAATAGTTAAGTCCACTAATCATCTTGGTGGTGCTTGTGTCGAATTTGGGGTATATAAAGGAACGAGTGCATATGTTATTGCAGGCGGAACAACTCGGCCACTCTATTGTTTTGATTCATTTAAGGGATTGCCTGATCCTGAAGAGATTGATGGTCTTGAATCCGGCTTATTTTCCGATACAGATCCAGAGGATGTGAAGGCTCTTGTCCCAAATGCCAACTTAGTAATTGGTGATCTCCCAGGAACATTGATCGAATATAATTTTCTTAATATAACATTTGCTCATGTTGATCTAGATTACCGTAGCGCAACTGAGCTTGTCCTTAGTTGGCTTCGTGCACACATGACGGCTGGTATAATTGTAATTGATGATTATGGAAATTGTGCAACAAAAGGGGTTAAAAAAGCAGTAGATGATTTCTGTCATACATTTGATCTTGTTGCAATTCCAATGCAAACAGGCCAAGCATTCATCATTCTATAGGCAATATTATGAACGATTATCCAGAATTTGTAAGATCCAGGACCAAAGAGCCAACTGAGATTGCTCTGGAAATTGATCCATTAAAAGCAGCATTGATGCATGCAGCAATGGGCATATCTGGTGAGTCTGGCGAACTCCTTGATGCAATCAAGAAGAATGTGATTTATAACAAGCCTCTTGATATCATCAATGTATCTGAAGAGCTTGGCGATCTTGAGTTCTACCTGGAAATGATGCGTCAGGCTCTTCATCTGAATCGCGATGAGATCATTCGGAGTAATATATCAAAATTGACCATGAGATACCCAAGTCAATATTCAGATGCATCCGCGCAAGAAAGGGCTGATAAGAAATGAAGCACACAATAATTTTTGATACTGAGACCACTGGCCTTCCGCTTCCAGCTGGTTCGCCTCTTGACAAACAGCCATATATCATCGAATTCTATGGCGTCAAAGTAGATGAGCAATTCAATATTATTAGTGAATGTGAGTATCTTATTAAGCCGCCAATTGAGATCCCTGAATTCATTACTAAGATTAATGGGATTTCAAATGAGATGGTGAAGAATGCGCCAGTATTTGGCGAGAGTGTCGCTGACCTCGCGGAATTCTTTCATGGAGTGCATAGGAGTGTTGCTCACAATCATGCATTTGATGAAGAAATGATGGTTCTTGAGCTTCAGAGGCTTGAGCTTGATCATAAGTTTCCATGGGCACTAGAGCAGATTTGCACTGTTGAAAAGAGCTTTCATCTCCGCGGGCGTCGGATGCGATTGGGTCAGCTTCATCAAGAATTGCTAAATAGGCCATTCAAAGAAGGTGCCCATCGCGCTAAAAATGATGTATTTGCACTAGTTCGGATTTATCATGCAATGTTAGAAATGGGGATGATCAAATGAGCAGAGACAAAAAGCCAAGCGGTATTGATGTTCAAAGTGCATTTGATAAAGTGATGACTTGCAAGGGCAAGACTCCAAAAACATGCACTAATCCTGGCCTGACCAAGATGGACATTTGTGCTCTTGCAATGCTAATTGATGGTGTTGATAGGAAGATCCGTGAATATGAGAAGGAGATCAAGAAGCTCAAAGATCGTGAAGAGCAATACATGGCAACACTTAGCTAGTGGTGAATAATGATTAATCTCGCTCTGACCACAGAGTTCACATTTCAGCAATGCTTTGGCCCTGTAGATCGTTTGATCCAGGGCCAAGTTGACTGTGCTGGAATAGCTGATGTGAACAACACTTTTGGCCATATCTATTTTAATGAGGCGTGCAAGAAACATGGCGTAAGGCCAATCTTTGGGGTACGGCTGACCGCGGTGGAGACGGTCAAAGAGCGTTTCCCAATCATGCATGAAGTCATCTTGCTTGCCAAGAATGTAGATGGCTTGCGCGAGATCTATCGCTTAGTTGATACCGCTTATCAGAAATTCTATTACACACCACGAGTTCATCTCCTGGATGTATATGGGATTAGCGAAGATGTGGTGGTCATCGGCGGGCATAAAGTAGAGCGAATCGACTATGAAGCGGTAGGGCCGGGATTCCTAAATCGACCGCCTATTAGCCGCTCTAAGCCTCCCGTTTATGTACCGGGATACCTTTACCTTACTCCCGACGATAGAGCCGCCTACGAGGCTCTTTCGAGCGCTAGGGGTACAAATCGACGTACATTTCCGGGGTATTTACTCTCGGAATCCGAGGCGCGTCGAAAATACGGTGATGAGGCTGTAGAAAACACTCATATCATAGCGGAGGAATGCAATGTCGTGTTACCAAAAGCTGAGATGGTGCGTTTTGAGGGCTCTGAGTCAATTGAAAACTTATGTGCTAATGGCGCACGTAAGCGTAATATTGATCTCAACGATTTGGCGTATCGAGAAAGATATCAATATGAAATCAATCTCATCAAAGAAAAAGGCTATGTAGATTATTTCCTAATCGTTGCTGATCTGGTGAATATGGCCAAGCGCAAGCTGTTGGTCGGCCCATCCCGCGGATCGTCTGCTGGTAGTTTGGTCTGCTATCTCATGGGGATTACAGAAGTTGATCCACTCAAATATGATCTGCTTTTTGAAAGGTTTATTGATGTCAATCGCTTTGATCTCCCTGACATTGATATTGATTTTCCAGATCTTTTCCGTGCTGATGTCATTAAGTATCTCATTCATAAGTACGGCAGTGAAAATGTTAAGCACCTTGGCACGATAAGTAGATTCAAAGCAAGAAGCGCCATAGGAACATTTGCCAAGGCATATGCACTTCCAAAGAAAGATACTGAGGAGCTGAAGGATGCCATCATCGAGCGTAGTTCTGGTGATGCACGGGCAGCTATGTGCATAGCAGATACATTCGAGACTACTGAGATTGGGCAGAATTATGTTAAGAGATTTCCAGAAATGCTCGAAGTTGCCAAGCTTGAAAATCATGCTTCTCATAGTGGTATTCATGCTGCTGGTGTGCTGGTTAGCAATGAGCCAATCTCCAACTTCGCGGGGATTATGTCAAGAAAAGAGGGCAGTAATATCGCTGGTACTGCTATGCTTGATCACTGGAATGCGAGTAAGATAAATCTTTTGAAGATTGATTGTCTTGGCCTTCGCACTCTGTCTGTGCTCATGGAAGTCGCAGATCTCATAGGCATGGAATACAAAGATTTCTATGATCTTCCATTAGATGATCCAAAAGTTTTCAAGATTTTTAATGATGCAAGATTGACTGGCATCTTTCAATTCGATGGCAATGCCCTACGCATGGTAACTCATGAAATGGGAGTTGATAGCTTCGACGATATTAATGCCATCACTGCCCTTGCACGCCCAGGAACATTGCACTCTGGCGGTAACAAAAGATTCACAGAAAGAAAGCGTAGCAAAGATGGAGTAAAATATTTTAATGATACCCATAAGGCTATCACAAAAGATACATATGGCATAGTAGTCTATCAAGAGCAAACGATGAGACTAATCCGCGAGGTGGGTGGGCTCAGCTGGGCAGATGTCACAGATCTGCGTCGTGCAATGTCAAAGTCATATGGAGACGAATACTTTGGTAAATACAAAGATAAATTTGTATCTGGTGCAATAGAGAATGGGAATACAGCGCTAGTAGCTGAAGAAATGTGGCGCGATATCCTTAGTTTCGGATCATATGGCTTTAATAAATCGCATTCTGTGGCTTATTCCATGATAAGCTACTGGACTGCTTGGGCAAAGGCATATCACCCACTCGAATTCGCCACTGCTTGCCTTAATCATGAGCCTGATGATGATAAAGCGGTTAAGTTATTGAGAGAAATGGTAGTTAATGATGGCATTGAGTATACTGCGCTAGATCCAGACAAATCCACGGAGAAGTGGTCCATTGTTGATGGCAAGTTGCTTGGTGGCCTAACATCTATTGCTGGTATAGGAATCAAGAAAGCAAAGAAGATAATCGCCGCTAGAGATGAGCCAGCTCTCATGACTCCAGGATTGGCAAAGGCCCTATTCAACGCGGATACTAAGTTCAATATCCTATTTCCTGCAAGACATTACTATGGCCATCTATATGATGAGCCAACAAAGCACGGCTTGAGAAAACTTGATCAGATTATTGACATAAAAGAAAAGGGTGAGTATATCATCCTTGGTAAGCTAATTGCCAAGAACTTGCGTGATCTTAATGAATACAATATCCGCGTGAAGCGAGGTGGAGATTTCATTGAGAAAGATAATCTGTTTATAAACCTCATAATTGAGGATGATACTAGCAATATCATGTGCTCAATAGGCCGGTATGATTTTGATAGGCTTGGCGGAAAGGATCTAGCTGAATCCGCCAAGATAGGCGAAGATTGGTTTTTGGTAAAGGGCAAGTCTACTAGCGGATGGCGAGGAATAAGTGCCAGCCATATTGTCAATTTAAAAGATTGGAGGCAAGAATGAGAACCTGTAAATATTGCAAATATTGGGAGCGATATAGAAATAGCGCTTGTGATCGAATAGTAATCGATGATGAAGCATTGATGCCACCTGGCGATGCATGTATTGCAATTAGGGCAGATGACGATCAGGGCCTAGATGGCGATTTAATTACTGGTCCTGATTTTGGGTGCGTTCTTTTTGAGGAGAAAGATCAATGAATCCATCAATTGAGCTAATTTCCGTATCTGATCAAAGAAAATTTGCTTGGATAAATAGCAGGCCAGATTTTGACCATTCAAATATAGATATGGATAAAATCGGCTCTATGGATTTGAGCCTTAATAGCCTCTGCATGTTAACATTTAAGATTCAATCTAGCATAGTTTTTCGAGATTTTCTATTCTCGATAAGGCCAATATTCCCATGGGCTCAAAGTTTAAGATCGGCGCCATTGAAAAGAGAGAATCTTCATATATCTAGTGAATTTTGGTCTGGCGACTCATCTATTGATGCCGCTCTTAAAGACATAGAAAATGGCTTGCCACAAGACAGAGCAAGGGAATGCTTGCCAATGTCTCTGTCAACTTCATATGTGGTATCTATGGATTTCAGAACTGTATGCGGATTAATAAAAACAATTCAAGAAATGGATGCTGATTTATTTGAAATCTATGGAACAAAATTTGAGCGTGCGATTGAAAACATTCCTGGATATAAAAACAATAGCGTAAAGGCATTTACTAGCGCTTATCTCATTTCTAAAGATGAAATCGCATTTTCGAATAAAAAAGCCGAGATGGGCGATTTGATATATGGGCAATATACATTGCCATATTATTTTGCCGCTCAATTTTTGAGACAGAGCAATGGCATTGTCAAAACAGATATTTGGAATCACATTCTTGATTTTGGGTACATTGATTCATTTCAATATAGATCACAATCGAGCGAGTGTGATATTGTTTTCTATATTAGAAAAAGCGCATATCACAAATTAATGAGCCTTCGCTCACATTGGTTTGCAGATTGGGCTGGGCCATGGAGTGTTATGATCGGAGATTATATAAAGAACATGACAATCAATGATTTTTGGGACTTTATACCAAATGGAAATGGTAAGCCTGATCCATATTACAGAGATATGGTTTCAAGAGTTACTGGCGAAGAGCATAATCTTCCATGTCCAATAATGCTGGAATATCCAGATTTAATTCGACAAAGATTTAAGATTGAGAAGGGAAATCCAATAATTGATATGTATGCAGGACTTGCTATGAATGGGTATATTAACGATAATCCTGATAATAAATTGCGTAAGCAATATCTCAAAATGAAGGGGGAATTATGATTAAAGAAAGATTTGATGTGCTTAGGAGAATGGCAGCATTGTCCAGGTTCTCACAGACTCATCTTGTAAAGAGTGAGTCCGTACTAGAGCACACTGGATTTGTCTGCATCTTCTCTATGTTTCTCGTCCATGATCTTCAAGCATGTGGAGAGGATATAGATCTATCTGTGGTTATGGAAAAGGCTGCAATCCATGATCTTGATGAGATAATAACTGGGGATATCCCAAGGCCAACCAAATATTATAATGATGCGATTCGCGATGCAATTGAGCGCATCTCATCAACTAATATGGGAAAGATTGCAGAAAATATATCTTGCATGCCTACACTCCTACATCGGACTTGGCATACCGCGAAGGATGAAAAGGAGGGGCTTATTGTATCAATTGCAGATCTAGCAGCGGTGATCTATAAGGCATGGCAGGAATTCAATCTATATGGAAATAGAAGCATTATCGGCCATGTTGACAAAGTGCCTGAATATCTAGATCAATTAAGCGAGCGCGCATGTATTGAGCTTGATAATCCAGGTGTGATACATGAATCACTCACAGAACTTCGGAAAATCATCAGGAGAATAAAATGATTTACCTCGCCTCTCCATTCTTTAATGAAGAACAGCTTAACTTTGTTAAGCAAATTGAGAATAAGCTTATTGAAAATAATCTTGTATTCTTTTCCCCGCGGAGGTGTGGTATATTGAAAAACATGTCCGCGGAAGAGAGGGCTGCCAGAATGGCAGATATATTCGCTGTGAATATAAATCAGATTGAGAATTCTGATTGTATAGTTGCAGTTATTGATGATCGAGATCCAGGCACAATCTTTGAGATTGGCTTTGCATTTGGTCTCAATATTTCAATATTCACCATAACTGCCAAGAATTATGGCATTAATGTAATGCTAAAATATGCGACTAATGATCATTTTTCTAATATTGATGATCTAATTGAGGCATTGAAGGGCAACGATGCCGAGAATGCAGAATTTGAGGAGGTATACTAATGATCACCTTATATGCAAAAGATGTTGCTGGTGGATTGCGTGTCTGGACTATTGAGCCAATATTCGATGAGATAGTCATTACTCATGGAGTATATGGTGGTGTAATGCAAGAGAAACGAGAGACTGTGTCAGAGGGCAAGGCTGGCAGATCTCTTGATGAACAAATTGATCTCCAGATCAATAGCCGAATATCTAGGCAACAGGATAAGGGATATGTTTTTGGCAAAGATGAGGCAATGCAGCTAAGGCGAACAAGCGCATCTGGATTCTTGCGCCCGATGCTTGCGATGCCATTCAATAAGATTAAGCGGATTGAGTATCGCAATGCCTATATGCAATATAAATATGATGGCAACCGATGCATGATTACTTGCAGGAATGGCAAGAATATTGCATATTCAAGAAATGGTAAGAAAATCAATATCCCACATATAACAGGCACAATGGTTATCCCTGAAGGAGTGACTATTGATGGTGAGCTATATTGCCATGGCGAAAAGTTGCAAACGATTGTGTCATGGGTAAAGAGGCATCAGGAGAATACAAAGCGCCTAAGATTCCACATGTATGATGCAATGCTAGATAAACCATATCACGATAGACTTGGCACGTTAAGCACATTTGTTGAGGCTGGCCCATCCGCGGAGGTAGTACCAACTCATGAATGCCATTCAGAGCAAGATGCCAAACTACATATGGCTATTGCAAGAGACCATGGATATGAGGGTGCAATTATTCGCCAAAATGATTTTGGGTATGAAGATGGGAAGCGATCCAAATCATTGATTAAGATGAAGGCGTGGTTAGATGCAGAATGTCAGATTGTAGATATTCATGCATCTAAGGATAATTGGGCAATCCTAGAATGTGAATTTGAGGGGAAAAGATTTCGCGTGAGTGCGCCAGGCAGTATGGCAGACAAGGAGCTGATCCTTGATCTTGCGGATGAATATATTGGCCTAACAGCTAGGGTTGAATATTCAATGCTAACAGCTGATGGAGTGCCATTCCATCCAGTTGCAGTAGCTATTGTTTAAGGGACTTTGGTAGGCTCTGGCCTACCATTTCCTTGCAACCATTTATCCATGAGCAATTTGTAATCACTCAAATCAATACTTAATTTAAGACCATCTCTCCAGCCCTCTTTCGTGTTACTCATCATATTCATCCTCAGGCGGGGGTTCTGCCTCTTCGCACTCAATTACATCAGCCTCTTCTTTTCTTACTAGCTTCACTTTAATTAACTGCTTCGATCCTGGGTTCTGGTATGTTCTAGCACCAGATTCAGTCAATAGTTTTCTTCTAATCATTGCAGCCACACCTCAAGCTCTTGATCATCAAGCCCAGGGAATTGAATTAGGAGTGTGTGCTTGCCAGGATCACCTTCAATGGCCACCCACCCCGCGGAGTCGGCGATCCTTGTAGTTGATTCATCAAATGTGACTCTTGCACCTGGGAGGGATACGCCATTTTCATCAGTTACTAGAATTGAGAGAATCCCATTTTCAATATTATAATATGGCGCAACAACATCAGATGCATCAACCCTACTGTTGTCATATACTTTTTCAATTGTATCATCTGCCCCAATTCTGGCAAATCCGGAGATAGAGGTATATGCCTCACTTACCACAATTGATTTTACAACGATCTCATCTGCTGGGAATTTTGGATATAAAATTGAAACTTTTTCTGCTAGGTTGATTGCCTTATTATCAAATCTGCAATTGAATTGATATGGGATCTTTGAGTAATATTGAAGATAATCGATGCCAAGCGCTATCGCATCATGCCTATCTTTTATCCACGAATATCTGATTGTTGTGCCAATTGCGCCATATTCCTCAAGCCTGTTCTTGGCCTGCAGTTCAATTGCGCCATTGTGCTCTTTAAACCCATCGTGGTAATCATATAGAACACGCAGCTTTGTTATAATTTGATCGGAATTTGATGTAAAATTAACATTGCTAGTATTAGACTCATCTAATGATAGAAATGAATCATTTGAATCTTTGGGTGGCCATCTAACTGCAATTGATTTAATCGATGGTGCCCATGCAAGTCCGCATCCATTGCAAATATCATTTATAGTTGATTGAATAGTCGCCCTGCCATCTGATACAGTGCCGCCAATTCTATATGGGTGATCGGATCTTAATGGATCAAAATCACTCTTTTGTACATCAAGTCCGCAAACATTCGCCAAGAAATCCCAGAGGACTAACTCCGCGGTGGCGAGGAGGCTACCACTATCCTTGTCTAGTTTCCCATCAAGATCAACAATGATTGTGTCTGTGTCTTCATATTGCTCTGAAGTTTCAAGTACAGAGATTGTCCCGTTTTCAAATTCAGTTCTTAATATATATGCAGATATCTCTTTTCCGTTTACCCTGACGCTGTTTATCCTATCAATAGCATGGTCTGCGATAAACCAGAGATGCCCAGATCCATCATAACTGAATGGGCTTATCTCGGAGTTGCCATATACAATTGGCAGACTCTTTTCAACTGCATAGATATCAAGATCAGAAGTATCTCTTAATGGAACTATATCTGTATATTTTCGATTGCCAGCGCTTTCCTGGATCGAAATGGAAGTTAAACGACTAGTATGTGTTGACCAAACCAATCCTTGAAATACTAATTCATCGTTTACATACAGCTCAGCCCTCTTTCTAAGAATATTGGTCGGGAATTCAATCGCTGCAACTCGAACAGTAACTGTGCCATTAGTTCCACTCTCAATACGCAAGTCTCTTGATAGACTAGAGAAACCATCTAACGTATTATACGCGATTGCAATATCTGGCTGATCATCTCCAGAATAGAATGCAATATTTGGCTCAGATTGAATTATTAGAAGCGCCATGGCACAAACTCCATATTCAAGCGAATGTTCTGATTATTGAGTCCACCATTAGGATTCGGATCATGAAAATCGCTAAACTCATTCCATCTTATTTCATTTGGCGCTTTTGCAAGGAATGCTTGATCAGGCTCACCCTTATTTCCAAGTATGCAAAGCGGGGTATTATCATTAGCCTTGGCATAATGAACTATGCCCCTAAGCCTTATCAGCTCATCTTTGCTTATGAATCCATTCCAACTCATATTTGCGCCTCTACCTATGGCATTGTATTGCCCATAATTAATGCCTTCATTCATATAGAAGCGTTCAAAACGAGTCTGAGATTCAGCAAGTGGGTAGATATTGAATGGGATTCCAGCCCAAATCCATCCAATCTTCGCACCTTCCGCGGAGGTAATCGCGATGGTTAAAATTGGATCTGTGAGCGGCGATGCAAGCTGATGAACAATCGGCCCATCATTCCACTCAATAGCCTCATTCAATGAGCCCAAATCGGATATATTGATTGAGCACCCCTCTGGAAGCGTATGCATTGCAATCATCAATACGCCAATTGTGCCAGTAATTCTTAGCTCAATAGATGTATCCGAACCATCAAAGCGATATGCCGGCTCACTAGGATCTGCAATATTTAAGATTCCATTTTGCTGCAATACAGTAAATGATGCTATATCATTTGCAACAAAATTGGGGCATTGACCACTTTCAAAACTCACAGTAATGTTGTTGTCAATTACAACATCACCAAGCGACTCTTCCGCGGACCAGGCTCCGCCATCCATGCGCCACTTAAATGTGTTATTTTCAACACAGTAGGAATATTCATCATTTACCTCATTGTCGATACCACCTGCGACAATCCTGAATTGTACGTGCCCATCATCATAAAGAGCTGGGCTTGTCAGATCCTGCTGATATTCTCCATTTCCATTCTCGCTGAACACATTCCATTTGAGAATATCATTGCCATTAATGCCACCAATAAAATTCAATGGCAATCCGGCAGTAAGCGATAATCTTAGCTTATCGCCAACCTGATAAGAGACAGCCTGTCCAACATCAGATATATTGACTGTGATAGAATCTCCAACCATGAGTCGCTCTACACAACCAATCTTAGCAACAAAAGAAAACTCCCTTGTTGGGACAACCGCTTCACTCCCGTCAGATTTCCTTCTGACGGAAGCATACTCCCAATTAGAAAACATTGGCAAATAGCCATCTGCCTTCCAATAGTGCGAATCGCCTGGATCACGCCAACAATCACCCCCAGGTTCTTTCCCTGTGATGTTAGCGTCGTCTATATTTGGCACAATCTCCGCGGTCGAAAGGACGTGATTGGCCATTGATACATACTTGCTCATGTATGCATCAATATCAAATCTAAAGCCGCTGGAGCCATCGGGTTGGCTAGTAATAGCAGAGTTGCTTGCCAGAAAAGCCTCACCCAAATATACCCAACTCATTACAGGATTGGAGCTATCACCTACAATTTGGCCAACAGCCTGCGCTTCATTTGGATAATATAGGTATTGCCATGTTGCACCCTGGCTCGGCCTTGCTCCAGTAGTCCCGCCAGCTAGACACCTAAAGAGCTTTGAATTTCCTACTGGATTTGGAACTGGCACGCCAGTATACGGAATTTGCTGATATATCTGCCTGCAATAATCATCGAGCGCATACGTGGTGACGTAATCCCACTCTTCAATAGAATCAGTTGTGCCAAGTAATTCAATTACAGAGAGATCACTCTTGATGCCCTCTAAAAATGAATCCCACTCAGCGAGAGGAGTATCTGATACATACTCCCAAGTTGCGCCACCATCAACTGTAGTGTCGCCGATTACAGAAGTCACAAAGGCTGGAGGAGTACCACCAGTAGTGCCAGCAACTGAGCAAACAAACTTATTTCCGGAATCTTCAATTACGTCATCCACGGCAACCGCGGTAGAAGCTTGCCATGCATCAAATTCAAGCGTACCTTCGCCATGAATTCTAGCAAGCGTATCTGAAGCCGAACCATAAGCTTTGTTTGCAAGATCAATATCATATTCCGATACCGTAATATCGCCATTGGCACTAAGCTCGGTATTTCCTCCAACAAAATCTTTATGATACCTCATTGCCTTCTGCAATCTGGACGCATATGTAGTCGCCAGACTGTTGCTCATAATAGATCTCTCCGCTTTCTCAATATCTAAACAGCCACTAAGATTAGTGAGTGCTGTATATTGAACACCATCGCATGGGCAATTAACGCCCGGCCTTTCCATATATCTAAATGTAACTTTCTTAGAAACTGCATTTGACCCCAGATGCATTTCATCAATGCAAATATCAGGCGGCAAAGCGTCCTCTTCACTTCTGGTAATATAATCAATATTAAAATCAATGCTACCCTTTGGCTCATCATACCCATCTGGGAACATTGTTGGGATAGTAAATCCAAATCGTCCGCCACTGCTATATGCAACCCCAGTTACTGCATCGCCAAGTATGCCAGAAACCGATCCTCTTACAGACCAGCGCTCTTTGCCAACTCCACTATTTTGGCTAGTTGAATTGCTAAAGCATCTCGCCTCAATTATTTCAGTAGACGCAGCACCGCCAGCATAATGATTTATAAAACCAGTTGCATATCCGCTTCCAGACCCATCAGTATAATTGACCCTGGATTTTGTGCGAATTGGAAAATCGGCATAAGCTGCCTCATTATCGACAGTAGTTTCCGCGGAGGGGATCTCAGTTACAGTCGCAATTGCTGAGTTTGCGTCAATATCTAAAAGAATATCTCTGGTGGTCTTGCCAGTAAAAGTTTCGCTCGCAACTCCATTTGTGAGGATTATAGAATATTCTCCAGTTACCTCATAGATCTGGCTACCAGATCCATATGATTTTGTAGTCTCTGGATATATTTTATATTTCCACTTACGATTTTCAAAGGTTTTCCATTGACGATATACAGACAGATCATCACCAATAGAGACTCTTTTTGCAGTAGCTGGAACCACATTAGATTCACCAACTGCTGAGTCCCAATCCCATTCTTCACCAGTATTGCTATTAACTCCATTTTCAAGTGCTTCAATTAAGCTGAAATTAATTGGTGTGCGAATAATATCTGAATCATCAACATCAATATAATAATTATTACCATCTGCACCAGGATCACTTATAGTAAGTTCATACCCATCAACAGTAAGGCTGGCGACCCTTTCTCTAACACCCTTATCAACCAATCGAATGAGATATGATGCAGGATTAGACGCAGGATTTGCTACTAGATCAGTGAGTTCAGATGATCCAATGCCTTTATACACAGGCAAGCTAGTTTTTGAATCACCACTTATTCCTGGCTGAATTTCAATATCAACAATTGCGCTATTCTCTACATCTGAATCGCCAGATAAACTCACCCTTCCATTGCCAATTCTAGAGACTGAATCTCTACGATAGGCATCAGTAGACTTCACATTCGTCGCACTAATAACCGCGGAGGGGATCAGGTTTTCTTTCTGGCCAATAATAAGATGCACACTATTGCTCATGCCTGTAACTCCATTCTGCGATCAAATTGCACAAGTACACGGCTGGAGAGTTCTTCACCATCAAGAACAACATTTATATCGCCAATGCGATTATATAACTGCATCATTCCGTCTCGATACACCTGGCCTTGCTCTTCATTCTTTCTATTTTGCTCAGATATTTGGAGAGCCATATTATTGACGCTTTCTATCAGCATCGGATCCGCGGGGAGGTAGCCATCTTTTCCTATAGACCTGAAAACCGGTGGCCCCGGCTGCCAGTCGGGGAAGGGCTTGGGCGGTGGGAGGTCCGCTAAATCCACCATACCAGCCCGCTCCCTGAGATCGTCGAGCAGCTGCTCCGATATCTCCACGGCCGCCTGGCCGCCTTCAATCCATTCGTCCCACATAGCACTCTTGTTGTCGCTGACAAAGTCGGCTAGCGCCGCGCCGACCAGCCCGAAACGTTCTCCAAGATCATAAAGCACCTTGGCCAGCGAGTTGACGATTACTGGTTCGCGCTGCTCCCTGTACATGGAATCGAGGGAATCAACGGCGCTCGCCGCTTTCTCGGCCATGCCATCGAGTGAATCGTTGACGCCGTCGATGGAGTCGCGCAGGCCGTCGGCGGCGGTTTCGCCCTTGCGGAAGCTCTCGCGCAGAGCGCTCAGCTCCTCCTCCGCGGTGTCGGCGAGCTCCCCCAAGCGGACCTGTATATGGGCCATGGCGCTGTCCAGCTCCTCGTCCGTGATTTTGCCGGCGCGGTGCAGCTTTTGCAGGTCGTGGGCGATGGCGGCGATCTCGTTGTAGCTGGTTGCCGCTGCGATACCAAAACTTTCTCCAAGAGACTCAATATTCTTTGTTAATTTTTCTGCTGCTTCGCCAGCATCAAAGAAATCTTTTCTCATTCCAACTAGCATCAGTCTCAATGACAATCCTTCTGCTTTGAGCAATCTCCCAGACGCAATAGCCTTTCCGATTTTATCAATCCATGCTGGCATCGTATCCTCAGTAAGCCCTTTAATTTCTTTTGCTAATTTATCAAATATAGTTGCTCTTTCCTCATCTGAATATAGAACATTTTCAACTGTTATATTAAGCTCCTTGAATTTATCATTAATTAAATTCAGGGCAAGAACATGATTTTTTGCAGAAATTTTCCCAGCTTCTGCTGCCTCTTCAAGTGCTTCTTTAAATGCTGGTACGGACTCCTCTGTTAATCCATTAAGAGTTGCCTCAACACCAGCTAAAAATTCCTTTTCTCCAATTTCAGATAATTTATTGAATACCTTAATTACCCCGTCAAATGACTCAACCATTGTTGCACTATATGTTTTTAGCGCATCTGCATTAGCCTTGTAGCCTTTTGTGGCATTATCAAGTATAATTGTCCCATTTTCTATGGCATTGTTGAACTGAGAAACATTCGTAATTGCTATTCCAGTTTCTTTTGATATCCTCGCAAATGCAGGCAATAGGCTATTATATGCAGCAGTAAGATCATTTGCTGATTTTGCTTGATTGCCCTCAAGCTTCCTAATCTTATCCATCTTACGGCCATATTCGACAATCTCTGTCGAAGTCATTGTAATAACACTGCCCATATCTTCAACCTCTTCCTTGAGCTTTTTTATTTCATCTTTTGATTCATCAGCGCTACTTTTCATCTCATCAAAATTTTTGCTAAGCTCCCCAATATTGTTTATATGATCCCTAACATCTACATCTTTTAGCTCTTTATTAAATTCACTGGATTCAACTGATGCATCTTCTACCGATGCCGTTAGCTCACGCATTATTGTAGCTAATGCTTGAACTCCTTTTGACGCCGTTTTAGTTACTCCAGTAGTCTCTCCAAAAGTTCCAATTAATTTTATCCATCCAGTTCTAAAATTTTCGGCAGCAGTTGAAAAAGTAACATCAACTTTCTCGAATGCCTCATCAACTTCATCGACAGCGCCAATCAAAGCTTCTCGCATTACATCCGCGGTTAGCTTGCCTTCATATGCGAAATTGCGCAATTCGCCAACCGACATCCCAAGGTGATCAGCAAAGATCTTTAGAACGCCAACGCCAGATTCAGCAACTGATCTAAACTCATCTCCGCGGAGGACACCAGATGCGAATGCCTGTGATAACTGAACAGTAGCAGCCTGTGCCTCTGATGCGCTTGCACCATAAAGCACCAAGGATTTATTGATTGTCTCAACAATCCTAAGCGTCTCTGAAGAAGAGAGATTTAATCCTCTTTGAGAAACCGCAATTCTCTGATAAATCTTTGCAGTAGATTCAAGTGATGTTCTTGAGCGCAAGGCAACTTGAACAATCTCTTGCTGAATATCTTTATAGCTTTCTGATTGGCTAGCAACGACTCGAATCTTAGACCCCATATTAGTCCAAGCATCAGCAGCCTTGCCTAAATTTACAACAATTTGCTTGGTTTTATATGCGGCATACATCAAGCCAATGCTTTTTGTTGCAGTAGCAGTAGTTGTAGCAACTTTTTTAGCTGATTGTATTTGAGCTGCTGCTGCCTTCTTAGCAGCAGCTTCTATCCTTTTATACCTTGCCTGAATTTTATATGCTTCGGCCTCATCTGCTTTATATGCAGCTTTCTTTTGCCTCTGTAACTTAACTGCTGCTGATCCAGATTTATTTAATGCATCTGTTCTTTTCTTGAATGAAGCAACTGCGCGCCTTGTATTTTCTTCATGTGCGGCAATTTCTTTCTTATCGAGTTGAATTTGATTTTTGGTTGCAGTAGCTCTTTTCCTAGCTGCTTCTTTATATGCCTGCGATTCTGCCTTTTCAAGCTCAATTGATTTCTTTAATGCGGCCTCTTTAATTTTCGCATTTTCCTTATGCCCAGCAATTTCAGCCTTCCTTAACTCCTCCCCAATTCTAGCCTTTTCTTTATATGCAGCAATCTCTTTTTTATTGAGCGCATCAGTCCTTCTCGCATCTTCCTCTCTTGCTGCAACTTCAGCTTTTGCTAAGCTGATTTCTCTTGTGTGAATAGCTCTTTTTATTTTATCAGCTTCTTCATACGCTGCAACTTCAGCACGCAATAATCTTATGCTTTCTCGTGATGCCTTTTCTCTTCCGGCAATTGCCTGTTTTTCTAGCGCTGCGGAGTTACGCATTGTTTCATTGAGATTACCAAGCGCTTTCTCAATGGTTTTTGCATCACTAGTGAACTTATCTACAAGTTCAATAATAATTTCAACTTCGCGAGTCGCCATATTATTTGCCTAATGCCTCCCCCATCAAAAGATGGGGGAAGACACAATTTATCAGCTGGAGGGATTCTGCAAAGCAACGGTGAAGTACTTGGAGATGCCCACACCAGTCTTAGTTTGATCAGATAGAATGGCACCACTCACAGGATTCGCAGCGTGCTCATCAGTGATCAAGGGAAGACCCGAGGCAGGCGAAGGCTTGCCACGATAAATAGACACCACAACAGAATCACCATTCTGAGCATCATTCAAGCCATCGAATAGCATGGCATATTCCTGACCAGAATTGACCAGTGCCTGGACAAGATCAGTGCCCAGTTTGGTATAGCCGACGACAAGGGCATCATCAGCAGAGATGGCGCCAGCCGCATAGATTAGCAGGCCACCAGGCATGCCATCATAATCAGTACCCTCGACCTTGCCAGTTACGGTGACCGCTTGGTCAACATCAGCAATATTGCCATCTGCCCAAGGAACGAGCATGTCATCTTCATCTAGCTCAGTTGGAGCAGTCATCGCCTCATCAGCCACAGCACCGCCAGTCACCGCGGAGTAGTCGCCGAATAGAGCAAAGGACAGATTGTTTGCAATGTAATCATTGAACTCAAATTCAAAAGTTACATTTGAGATACGGAAGGTGCCATTATAAACACCACCACCACCCTGGGTCTTGTCTACTAGGGTGATCTCTTCTGATTCGAATCCGAGAGTCAGAGTGGGTACGTTGCCAACAAACAAGCCACCGAGATAAAGTTTGCCAGCACCAATATATGACCGTTCTTGAAAAGCCATGGTTATTATCCTCTAGGGAATTTACGGATGTATGCCACCTCTACAGTCATACGGAACATTCCATATGGCTGTATGTAGCGGGAATTTGAATCAGAACTTAAAATCACATCTAGTGCTAGCCCGTTCAAATATTTATTTGCAACTCCTGCATCTGACATAAATGACTGCCAAATCTCATCATGAAGATTTAGCATTGTTGCGTCAGGATTTTCATTATCGAGAAAATAAAAGAATAGATCTATTTCATGAGATTGCTTTGCATTCATCTTGCTAGTAATTGAGCTAGAGGTTTCTGGCAATCTAGTTTTTACAACGCAAAGCGGCAACTGCTGCGCGGAGTATTGCTCAAGTTCTTCAGCATCCCGCGGCTGGGTGCGCTTGACCGTTTTAATTTCAGCAATTGTCTCAATATACTTAACAACTTCTTGGACAATTAATTCAGGTTTTGAATTGTTCATCTATATAATCCGCTAATGATTCGCTGAAATAATCAATCTCATTATCAGCTATGCCTAAGAACTCACGCTGTGGCAATCTTGTAGCCTCATCTCCATAATTATGCCTATCTGCTTTCTCTTCTTCTCTACTCGATTGGAACCCGATAATTATTCGATTCTTTGCAATTCTGTAATCTAAATCATTAAGCATATCTCCAGTTAATCTAAGATTAACATGATCGCTGCCCTTTTCTTCAACATATCTCTTTGAATACTCCGCGAATTGGAAGCCATTTACATCTTGCCCACTTTCAGTTCTCTCAAGCATTTCATCGATAAAGTATTGAGTCCTTGTTCCAACTTCGTTACTATTCAGGAATCTTTTAAATCCAAATTTATTGAAAATATTCCGCATCCATGCCAAAGTATCACGGATTGTACTCTTTTTAGCCACGGTGCAGAGTCCTTGGTTGCCTCTTTACTTGTGCTTCGACTGGTGTCCAATCATAATCAATGCCAACATTTATAATCAATTCGATCTCTCTATCATAATCCTCTCTATATTTTTCCATTAATGAGGTGAAACCGTCTTCTATTAAATTCTTTCTCATCGACTCATAAATAATAGATAGAGTCAGGTATGTAGATGCATCTTTTAATGTGGTATCATCCTGGATCAAAGTTGGATCAAACAAATCTACCGCGGGATCGGCGCCTCTTTCAACTGCATTTTGACGATACCAATTTACATCAAGGTATCTATCAATCATTTCCTTAGCAGCATCATGGTATTCAGTGAAGCTATCAGTCCCTAATCCAAGAATATCAGGGCGTCTGAATTCTAGATCTGCATCTGTTGAATATGCCATGTTGTTTTCCAGCTAATCAATCTTCAGAAAATCGTATGGGCCAACAACGCGATGTATTGCGCTGTGGCCATCCTTGGCCCTTATAGCCTACTGCCCCTGAGTCGGGATGTTGGTCGGGGGCGGGGTAGCCTGAAGAATCTTTGCCAGAGTCCCGCCGGCACCCTGATCTGCAAGAGCCTCACCCGGAGAGGTCGCGATAATAGACTCAGCCACCTTGCCGAGCAGAGTCATACGCAACTGATTCATAGCCTGGGTGTTGGCCAGGGTCTCGCCCATCGCTTGATTCTGATAGAATGCCGGACCGCCAGAAACAACCTCGGTCTCTTTAATGTTACGAAAGCCGACGCTTTC